AGAACTTCGCACTAGCTGCCTAGCAGCAGGGGTTTTCCGCGCCCTGCAAACCAAAGTCGGTAACGGGCTAGGTCGTACCTAGATAGAGTATTCACTACTCGAATTATTAGTGAGACGATGGATAGACATATGACTCCGATAAATCGGATAGCTTTTCTTGTTAAGTGACAACAACAAGATAACAATGTAGATGTAATTATAGAGATAATTCAGCACGGCGGTTCGACTCCGCCCACCTCCACTTTATTAGTATAAATCTCCTAAAAGGCCACTTTTATGTGGTGTATATTACATAGGAACTCTATTTCAAGGAGAAACAAATGCCTCTAAAAAAATGCTCTGAAGACAAGCAGTCTGGTTGGAAGTGGGGCGATGCCGGAAAGTGCTATACTGGCAAAGATGCTAAGAAGAAAGCTATAAAACAAGGTATAGCTATTGAAGGCCCAGAAAAATTCCAACAAAAAGCATCTCAATTTGAAGAGAATCTAACTCAAGAAGATGTCCAAATCATCTCTGAATACATGGTTAGAGAAGGTTATGACATTAAAACAATCGTAGCGGTAACAGCGGCACTAAGATGGAATACTTAACATTATCTGAAAATATATTAGACTCTTTAATGGAAGAGTTTCCAGCTATTAGAACACTAATAGAACATACTGGAGACTACAATGACGCAGCTAATGTCATTAACGACACCTTGCGACATCACTTCCAGATCGAAGCATTAGAAAAAGAAGATTTTGAATAGGCTATCTTTAAAAGGTAGTCTTTTTTCTTATATTTCCACTTTTTTTATTCTAATCTCGCCGCTTTAGTTTTATAATATCTTAGGAGACATCAAGATGAAGTTTATCTTAATGACTGATGATTACTCCCCCTTGAAGAAGGGGTGTTCGTACTGGATCACTAAAGAAGGAGCAGACTGGGTACAAGTTAGATATGATGGAAAACCTTTGTTAATTTCAAAAAACATCATACATGACGACCCAATTTCAACCCTCTTTGAGTATAATTTAAGTGACGAATGCAACAAAGACAAAGATACGTTTAACACTATTTTTATTTAGTTTATTTTTAGGAGACCTTTAGGATATGAAAACTAAGGACACCACAAACTGGGGACTGCTTCTTTCAACAAAGAAGAATCAGCGAACCATGACTGCTTTTGGCACAGGACAGCTTTCAACAGAAGCAGTACGTAAGGCATTTGCCTTTTCAGATTACGCAGGCGAGTTCCGTAAGCTCGTTCGCACCAACGGTACTACTTACGCACGACGTTTAACACGCAAAGCATTGCGTTACCGTGGAATTTTAAGCAGTGTATCATCATAAGGATTAAACTATGAGTGATCTAAACAAAGTTATTATTACTGGACGATTAACCCGAGACTCTGAGCTTCGTGAAACCAAGAACGGCACTGCCGTTACAGATGTAAGCGTTGCATCAAATCGAATCTGGTCTAAGGCCGGAGATCGTCAAGAAGAGGCGACTTTTGTAGACGTTACCCTTTGGGGTAAGCAAGCAGAATCGCTGTCCCAGTACCTGACCAAAGGTCGTCATGTCATGATTGAAGGACGACTCAAGTTAAACTCTTGGGAAACAGATGAAGGTGTCAAGCGCAACAAACTAACTGTTGTTGCTGAAAATATTAATCTGACTCCTTCTGGTGGTGGCTCGAATGGCGGTCAACAGTCGCAACGGCAAACAGCCGCTGCATCACAGTCTTCGGAAGAGGACATGCCATTCTAGTAAGAAGTGTCTTCTTATTGAATTAGTTAAAACAGGTTTGCCTCTTCCTGACAAAAAGAGGCTTTTTTTATGAGATAATGCAATGGATATAATGGATTTATTATTTTGGTTTGTTGTAATAGAGGATGAAGAACAAAGGTATGAAGAAGCTTAATATTCTAGCGCCCATAAACTCTCTTGGATATGGCGTTGCATCAAAGAATACAGTAAGAGGTCTAAGGGAAATTTTTGATGTATCCTTATTTACGATAGGCAATGCAAACTTGGAATCGAAAGAAGAGGCTGAAGAATTCGGTAGCCTGATTCAAGATTCCAAAGTTTCTTTTGACTCAAATTCTCCATGTCTAAAAATATGGCATGAGTTTGATATGGCAGCTAGGATTGGTCGAGGAGAGCTTATTGCATATTCATTTTTTGAGTTAGATAAAATGAATGCAATCAAGAGGCATAACCTTTCTCAATGTGATAAGGTTGCAGTGACATCAGAATGGGCTAAACAGATTGTAGAAACCGAAGTTAATGGAGCGAATGTTTATGTGGCTCCATTGGGTGTAGATACATCCACATTTTACCCACAAGAACAAACCGCCGACAATAATAAATTTGTTGTATTCAACTGTGGAAAATGGGAATTAAGAAAAGGACATGACATAATACTAGAGTGCTTTCAAAAGGCATTTCCAGACAATCAAGACGTAGAACTATGGATGGCGTGCCATAACCCCATTGCTCCAGAGGAGTACAATACAAAGTGGTCTAGCTTCTATCAGCAAGACTTTAGGGTGCGATTACTTCCAAGAGTTGGCACACATCAAGAACTTGCATCATTAATGAATATTGTAAGTTGCGGGTTCTTTCCCAGCAGGGCAGAAGGGTGGAATCTAGAATTGCTAGAGCTTATGGCGTGTGGAAAGCCAGTTATAACCACAGACTATTCCTCTCACACACAGTTCTGTACCGAAAATAATAGTATAAAAATTAAACCCAAAGAACTTGAACCTGCTCTGGACGGATTCTATTTTAAGGAAGAGGGGTATCAATGGGCATCGCTAGACTCAATAAAGGATGATTTCATTTATGCTCTGAGACAGTTATATAAACAATGGCAAACTGATAGAGAGCTGTTCAATAGAGATGGAGTAAGGACAGCTAAAGATTTCAGCTGGGACAATACAGCCAAAAGACTAGAGGAGGCAATCAATGACTAACTGGATTAATATCAAAAAACTTTCAGAAACAGCAACAATCCCAACAAGGGCTAACCCTAGTGATGCAGGACTAGACCTATACTCAAATGAGTTTGTAAACTTGTTACCGAATTGTGCAAGATTGGTAGATACAGGCATTGCTATGGCTATCCCTGAAGGCTTTGCAGGATTGATATGGGACAGATCAGGAATGGCAGTGAAGAATGATGTTCACAGATTTGCTGGAGTGATTGACTCTGGATACAGAGGGCCGATTAAGGTATGCCTTTATAACTTTTCTGACAGGGTAGTGCAAATTAAAAGAGGTCACAGGATTGCACAAATATTGATTCAAGAAGTCCCAGAGTTTGTAGTACAAGAAGTAGATGATTTAGATTCTACAGAAAGAGGCGAAGGCGGTTTTGGGAGCAGTGGAGTATGAGCAAACTTGAAGGAATGAGGACATATCTTGCTGGTGCAATGGATAGAGTACCGGACGGAGGAACAGGTTGGAGAAACAGAATTACCCCTATGCTGAAAAGTCTAGGGGTTACTGTATTTGACCCTTGCGATAAACCTATTGAAGTAGGAATCGAAGATGAGTCTGTAAGAAAGGATATTGAGCACTTAAAAAAAACCAAACAGTTTGATAAGATCAGAGATGAATATCGTGTAATTAGAACTTTAGATTTGAGATGCGTTGATATATCTGATTTTATTATTGCATCTATAGATATAGATGTTCATGCTTGTGGCACTTATGAAGAAATTACAACAGCTAATAGTCAGAAGAAACCAGTTTTAGTCTGGTGTCAACAAGGGAAAGAAAATGCCCCTAATTGGCTGTTTTTTATGTTGCCTCACGAGCATATTTTTGGTTCACTAGATGATCTTCTTGAGTACCTGATGAACTTATCGGCAGGAAGAGACGATAGACACTTTAAGAGATGGTTCTTTTTTGATAAGGAAAAAATGTAATAATGTATGGTGTCCTTTCAATAGGCTGCGCAAGTATATTTTATGTAATCGCAGGAATATCCTGCCTAAAACAGAAAGATTACCCACACGCTCTAATGTGGCTGTCTTATGCTTCTGCAAATGTAGGTTTAATGTGGTATGAGATAAATAAATTAAGTAGTAATTTGCCACATTAACTTTAGCTCTTACGGGGTATAATATATTATGAGATATTTCAAAATACTAAAGAATTTTATTAAAAAAAATAAAGAGCAAGAAGAAGAACAGCACGAAGAAGAGTCTCTTCAAGATCATGAAATGTATGTCTCTGACGATGATGTTTCTGCCACTATAGAGATAAGATTAAATTCCCAAAGTGGTGATTTTAATGTTGTTGTTGGCGTAAATGAAGTAGACTTAGACTGCTCAAAAAATCTTGCGTTAGTGTTATATATGCTTAACTCAGGACATTTAGCAGAATATTTTACGCAAGCATATGAAAATTGGTCTGAAGGTGACGTAGCAAGAAAAGTATTTATAAAAGATTTATTTCTAAACTGGATAATTAATAAGGAAACATACTCTGAGAAAAAAGATAAGTTAGCGATAGCGCCAGCAGACGTTTTCAAGTTCTCTGATTACGTCGATAAATAAAGAAAGGTTTGTCATGAACGAAAACTTTGAATATCCTAAAGATTATGATGTTTACTGGGAAAAGTGGGTCGATGCATACGAACAAGAGTTAGAAGAAGAAGCAAGCATAATCGAACAGCTAAAGTCAATGGAACTTGAGTTTTCTGAAGAAGAAGAGCAGCTATATGAAGAATTATCTGACGAAGGTATGCCCGGTTTTAAATCAATCAAAACAATAATGACCCCTTTTGGAATGATGCCGCTAACGGAACAGTCATTAGCAAGTAACTATTTTAAATTTTGGACAGGTCATACAAACTTTAAATTATTAAAGTCTCACATACATACAATAAGTATGGTTGATGGGGTAGAAGCTATAGATGTATTGACCCCTTATAGATTTAGAATCGCAGTTGCAAAGCTTTTTATTGACAGAAATGTCATGGCATCAGTAAGAAATGCACTATTAAGTGAGCTATGATTAAGAAAAACGATATAGACCTAGACTTTGATGGCTATATTCCAGAAACGAGAGAAATATTCTTACAAAGAATAGAGTCAGAAGATTCTGAGATAGATAGCAGGGTAGCGTGCAACTTTCTTAAGAACCTAAGAATCTTAGAAAACGCATCGAAGTCTCCGATCATACTACACATGTTCAGTATTGGTGGAAGCTGGTACGATGGAATGGTGATATATGACGCTATTAAATATAGCTCATGTAAATTCATTATTATATCTTATGGTATTGCGGCTTCAATGGGATCAATCATACCGCAAGCAGCATTTCCAAATGGAAAAAGAATAACGATGCCAAATTGTGACTGGATGATACATGAGGGATTTACTTCAACATCGGGTACATACAAACAGGTTTTGTCCGGCGCACAATGGGACACAATATTAAGGTCTAGGACTTATCAAATGTATACTGAACCCTGTATGCAAACTGGAGAGTTCTTTAATAATAAAAAACAATCACAAGTAAAGTCTTATATAAGAAGAAAATTAGAATCTAAAGAAGACTGGTGGATGTCGGCAGAAGACAGTATCAGATATGGGTTTTGCGATCTAGTTGTAGGACAAAAAGGATTAGAAACAATAGATAGGATAGTAAAAAATGCATCTAGAATTTTGCAACTATAACAAACCATACTTCGACGACCTAGACAAACAAAGAAGAGAAATATTTGATGCCATTCAATCTGGTTTCTCAGGTGCGTGCCTTCCTCTGTACCTGCTCAGAGATATAAGAGAGTACATTTCTGGTGTAGACATGTCGTTTGCCTGCCCTGTTGATTTTCCTAATGGAACTGGCGATAAAAGACTGAGAGAGCACGAGACTTTATCATGTCTCAAATCGCAAGCCAATACAATTGATCTTGTGCTGAACCCTTTCTTAATCAAAGAAAGAAAGTATGATAGGATCGTAAAAGAAATTTCTACACATAAAAGAATGTGCAATGACTATGGTGCTACGCTAAGGATAATTATTCACTATAATTTATATCTTATGAGAGAAGCAATAGCTATTGCAAGATTAGTTGAAGATACCGGCTGCAGATATATCATCCCTAGCTCAGGCTATCATAATGATGACATCTATGATAATCTGATGATTGCAAATGCCATAGAACAAAAAACGCGAGTGAAAGTAATCTCAAATGGGTATATATGGCTAAAAAAACAGTACGTGGCCGCAATAAGTTCAAAAATTTTTGGTTTAAGACTTTATTCACTTAACTTACTTTCTAGTTTTAGTGTATAGAACATAAAGGATAGGATTTTATTTGTCAGGATTTTAAGGATAGTAATTGGCTCATATTAAGAAAAGGTTATACAAATGAGCTACTTTATTACTAATATTGCAACAACTCCAGTAACGGGAACTTTCTCTAATGGAGTACCTAGTGGTATCGACAATAACCACGCAAATGTCAGAAATGCAGGTAATGTTCCTGCCGGAGGAGACACTTCTTCAAACGCCTTGGGTGAAGGCAACGAAATTGTCACAGTGTCTTCTGGTGTAGGTAACACCTTTGCTACAGGGCCGGGAACTTGGAATCAACAATCACAGTTCCAGAACATTGTTAGAGTCACAAATACAATTGCTGGCATTTCTAACACTGCTCTTGTGGCTGGAGGAAGCGATTCTGCAAATGATGCGAATACTCCTTTGCAGGCCGCAACAATGAAGGTTAGACTTTACAAGACAGCTATTCGTGCAGGCAACTGGAATGAATATAGCGGTTCATGGAGCTCTACTCCTTCTGTTGTTGAATCTGGCGGTTATGATATTGCCAACTCACAAGATAATACTTCAACGCTCAAAGCTAGTGGCGTTGACCATGCAGCTAATCCAACCTCAACTGAGCCGGGTGAATTGCAGTACGATCTTGGTGGATTGCCAGTTCAGACTGGATATCAGCCTAAGTACCTATGGTAGTTTAGAATTAGGGGGAGAGGAGACTCTCCCTCTATATTTTACTGGAGAAAACAATGAGATTCCTATTTTCCTTTCTGCCTCCGCTACTGGTAGCTTCGCAAGACATGATGAACTTCGAGTGGGGAACTGTTTCCGCAACAGGTCTTCTTGGTTGGTATTTATGGTACACAACAAAAGTTGTATTCCCAAATCATCAAAAACAAGTTTCAGAAATGCAAGACAGTTTTACATCTCAATTTAACTTGCAGAGAGAGCATTACGAGAATATAATCGAAGATGTTCAAACAAGGCAAGACAAGAGGCATGAACAAATTGTACAAACTCTTGAAAAAATAAATGATTCTTTAGACAAAGATTAAGTATATAAAGTATAATTACTTGAAACAACTTTTTAACATAAGGAGTTTATATATGGTAGATAAGTTGAAAGCAATGGTCAAATCTCGTAGGTTCTGGACAGCAGTTGGTTCTGTTGCAGTTATCTGTCTCAATGAGACATTAGGCATTCCAGAAGAAACAGCTAATAGCGTTGTCGCTATTGCAGTCGCATGGATTATTGGCGACTCTGTAAGACCAACAGAATAAAAAAAATAAAACGGATTTTATTACATAAAAGGGGACATTCTTTGTCCTCTTTTTTGTTGGATGGAGTTTAATATATATACTAAACTTTTTTATGGAGAATAAGATGAAATATTTATTGACAGTATTAATGTTAGCATCTACTATTAGTGTTGCTAATGCAGACCAACCTGAGAGAAAAGTTATTAGTCCACCAAATGTGGTTAGAAGTCAACCTAGAGATTTTACAAGACCTCCTGCAGCAAGACCTCAGATTCCCGGCAAACAGCAGTGGCAAAAGCCTCAGCAACCTCAACAACCAAAAGTTGAGAAGAAGCACAGTTTTGGCTTTTATAATTATTATTACACTCCTAATCCATACTTCAACAGATACTACAGGGTGCCTACTTATAGACCTCCTGTAATTATCCAACCTCCTGTGATTGTTCAGCCGCAACCAATGCCAATTTATCCCGGCCCATTTCACGGCTTCTTTTTTCACTTTAGATTTTAAGGAATAAAAATGTTTTCAGGATTTGATAAATATGTAGCACAAGAAAAAGCAAATAAAAAATGCAAAATGTGCCATGGACGAGGGTATGTAAAAATAAAGTATCCAAAGTATAATGCCGCAGTTTTAGATTATTGTGGATGTGTTCAGAAAAAATTAAATAATGAGCAATAGGCAACTTAAATGCGGTGTATAATTATGATAACGGTCGGACATAAAAGAGCGATAAAAAACAACATTCGCTAAAGCGACACATTACCGACCAGATACCAAGACCCTTTTCGTGGTTTGGACCTTATTTACTTTTTTTCACAGCAAATCAAAAAGGGTTTTACAAAAAGTGTCGCTATTAAAAATTACAAGCTCGCCTTGAAAAAGGCGGGCTTTTTTCTACGAATAGAGGTACAGTTAAGTCTAAATTTAACGATTACAAGGTAAAATTAAGTATCTCAAATAACAAACATCTATGAGGACTATTACAGATAATGAAAAAAGTAAAGAAGCGTAACGGCAGACTGGAAGAACTGAATCTAGATAAAATTAATCTTTGTGCTGAGATGGCATGTGAAGATTTAGACAATGTCTCTGTAAGTGAAATTGTTCTAGATGCAAGTCTCCAGTTATATGACAAAATCCCAACAAAAGAAATAGATAAAGCTTTGATTATGTCGGCTCGTTCAAAGATCGAAAAAGAGCCTAATTATGCTTACGTTTCGGCAAGACTTCTTTTACATAATCTTTATAAAGAAGTTTTCGGAGAAGGATTCACTACAGAAGACTTTGAAGAGAAGTATAAGAAGCATTTCATTGGCAATATCAAGAAACTTGTAAGACAAGAACGACTAAGTAAAGATCTTCTATCTTATGATCTTGACCAATTAGCAGATGCTCTTGTACCAGAAAGAGATGACCTATTTAAATATCTAGGAATCCAAACTCTTTACGACCGTTACTTTATTCACTTAAAAGGTCGTCGTATGGAAAGCCCTCAATCTTTCTATATGCGTGTCGCAATGGGTCTTTGTCTCAATGAAGAAAATAAAGAGCAAAAAGCCATTGAGATATACAACATGATGTCTGAATTTAGATATTCACCCTCGACTCCAACACTATTCAATAGCGGAACTAAAAGATCACAACTTTCATCTTGCTACTTAAGCACAGTGCATGATTCTATTGATGGTATTTTTGGAACTATTCATGGTCAAGCAAGACTCTCAAAGTATGCCGGAGGATTGGGGATTGACTGGTCTTACATTAGAGCTACTGGTTCTTACATTCAAGGGACAAATGGCAACTCTTCTGGTCTAGTTCCGTGGCTTAAGATTTTTAATGATACATTGGTTGCTGTAAATCAAGGTGGCAAAAGAAAGGGTGCTGGATGCGCATATCTTGAAGTTTGGCATTTAGATGTAGAAGACTTCTTGGAGCTACGCAAGAATACTGGTGATGATCGTCGTCGTTGTCACGACATGAATACAGCTCTGTGGATCTGTGATGAATTTATGCTTGCAGTAAAAGAAGAAAGAGATTGGTATCTGCTTGATCCTCACGAGTGTCCTGATCTACATGATCTATACGGACAAGAGTTCAGCAAGGCATATGCGCAGTATTGTGAGATGGCAGAAAATGGGGAGCTTGAAAACTTTGCCAAGATGCCAGCAAAAGACCTATGGAAAAAATGTTTGAAGGCATTGTTTGAAACAGGACATCCTTGGATTACATTTAAAGACCCATCCAATATCAGGTACAGCAATAAGCACGCAGGAGTTGTTCATTCATCAAATCTTTGCACAGAGATCTTACTGCATACAAAGCCAACTGTTTATGATGAAGGTGAGCTTACAGAGATCGGTGAAACCGCCGTATGTAATCTTGCAAGTATTAATTTAGCAAATCATGTCAAGGTGAGGACTATTGACTGGAAGAAACTGCAGAAGACAGTAGAAGTTGCAGTTAGAGGTCTTGATAATGTTATTGATCTGAACTTCTACCCTACAGAAGAAGCAAGGAACTCTAACTTAAAGAACAGACCTGTTGGTCTTGGAGTTATGGGAACCCATGATGTACTGCACAAGCTGAATATTAATTATGATAGTCAAGAAGCTATTGATCTGTGTGGCAAGATTCAGGAATTTATCTCATTACATGCGATTAAGACATCTGCCTTGTTAGCAAAAGAAAAAGGTAGCTATCCTACCTTTGGAGGTTCTGAATGGGACAAGGGCAACTTCCCTATTGATACCTATTGTGACCTAAGAAATCAAAGAGTTACTAAACCTTGTGTCGAAGAAGATGCTAGCCTGTACGAGACTTTAGATGAATGGGATTCTGTAAGGCAGTTAGTTGCTGATTATGGAATGAGGAATAGCAATGTCATGGCTATCGCACCTACCGCTACGATCTCATACATTCAAGGCTGTTCACAGTCTATTGAACCAGACTATTCAGCGCTTTATGTATACTCGACTTTAAGTGGTGAGTTTACAATGGTCAATGAACATTTTGTAGCACTTGCGAAGAAGAAGGGTATCTGGTCGCAGGAACTGATTGATGCATTGAAGAGTGTTGACGGAGATGTCACTGCGCTTGTAGATCTCTCAGATGACCTCAAGGAAGAGTTTAAAAATGCATTTGATGTGAGCTATGAAACTTTAATAAAAGCCGCTGCTGCGCGGCAGAGATGGATAGATATGGGTCAATCCCTTAATCTGTACAATAAATATGAAAGCCTCAAGTATCTCAATGACATGTATATGCTTGCTTGGGAAGAGTGCTTGAAAACAACATATTATTTGAGGAGCAAAGCTGCAACAAGACTGGAAAAATCAACAGTTTCAGCAGCCAAGAATAGTAAGGATGATGGTATAATTAGTAAGCCGAGTGCTTGTTCTATTTTAGATCCCGGTTGTGAAAGTTGTCAATAATGTCTAAGAAAACCAAAGAAATCATATCAGATAAGGTAGCAACAGTTAATCAGATTCTACCACATGTTAACAAGTGGGCGTGGGATTTGTTTATCGACGGAGCTGCGAATAATTGGATGCCAACGGAAATCTCGATGGCTAAAGATATTGAGCAGTGGAAGTCTAACCTATTGTCAGAAGATGAAAAGTTAGTAGTAAAAAGATGTCTAGGATTCTTTGCTGGATCTGAATCTTTAGTTGCTAACAACCTTTTGCTATCTATATTCAAGTTTGTTACAGACCCAGAATGTCGTCAGTATATTTTGCGTCAAGCATATGAAGAAAGCTTGCACAATCTGACAGTTGTGTATGTGTGTGATTCTCTTAATTTAGATATTGATGAAGTATATCAGGCCTATAATTCAATCCCTAGCATTAAAGCAAAGGATGACTTCCTGATGAATATCACAACTGATATCAATCGCCCAGACTTCAACATAAATACAATTGAAGGCAAAAGAGAATTCCTTCGTAACATTATAACATATTACATTATATGCGAAGGGATTTTCTTCTTCTCTGGGTTTGCAATGTTACTTTCTTTTAATAGACAAAATAAATTGCCGGGAATTGGTGAACAAATCCAATATACACTGCGTGATGAAAGCTTGCATATTAAGTTTGGAACAGAACTGATTAACAGAATCAGAGAAGATAATCCAAAGGTATGGACAAAGGCTTTTGAAAAAGAAACAAAAGAGCATATCGAGATGGCTATGGAACTTGAGCTTGCATATGCACGAGAAGTTCTACCAACAGGCATCTTAGGACTAAATTCAGATATGTTCATTGATTATGTACAGTTTGTTGCAGACCGAAGATTGACAAATCTAGGAATGGAATCTCCGTTTGGTGATGCTCAGAATCCATTTCCTTGGCTAAGTGAAATTATTGACTTAGAAAAATGCAAGAACTTTTTTGAAACTCGTGTAACAGAATATTCTGTTGGAACTTTGGTGGATGACTTCTAATCCATATAGTCCTCCTAAAAAGGAAGTATGTCCACCCGCAACTGAGGTTGGCTGGCTCAACAAAGTTGGACTGGTCAGCCTCATTTTTATTTTTTTAGGTTTTTTATTATGCTCACTAGACCTTGCTGGGATCAATATTTCATGGGACTGGCTTACTACACTTCTATAAGAAGCCATGATTCACAAACAAAAGTCGGCTGCGTAATTGTAAATGAAGACAACAATGTAGTTAGTATGGGGTATAATGGCTTTCCAAAAGGTGTAGATGATGCAGAATTACCTACAATAAGGCCCGAAAAGTACCCATTTATGGTACATGCAGAGGAGAATGCTGTCTCTAATATAATAACTAAATCTTGCAACAATCTTAAAGTGTATCTAACTCATTTCCCTTGCCATAGGTGTGCTAAGCTATTATGGCAAAATGGCGTTAAAAAATGGTATATTGAAGCTGGTAATCTAGTAAATTCAACATGCGACGACGACTTAAAGGTGTATAAATTACTAGGTGAAAATGGTTTAGAAATAATAGAAATAGAAACTAATGAGAGTTTAATCTTAGGTGCTTAACATGATAGATTTTATATTCAACAGAAGGGACTTTTTAAGGATAGGCTCTATAGGAGCAGGTATGTCAGCTATAGGGTTGTCTGACTATGCAATGGCTTCTCAAGATAGCTATCAAGACAAAACAGTTGTATGGGTATGGTTAGGAGGAGGCCCAACACAGTTTGAAACTTTTCATGCCCCCAATGACACAGTTCCTTCAGAGTGGCAACCAGTTAACGGCGCTATACATGACGCAAAAACCAACATTACTTTAGGCGCAGACTGGACTGAACTATCTAAACATACATCAAAATTAAATGTAGTTAATTCTTTTAGCCATAAAGACTCGTCGCATAGACAGGGTACTCATTTTATGATGACAGGACACTACAATCCAGAAAGAAGCACCACCTCGATTGCAAAGTATCCCTCCTTTGGTTCTATTATCTCAGCTGTCTACGGGGCAAATCATCCTAGCAATGGAGTACCAACTTATGTTAAACAAGGTAAAATTGAAGGTGATGAAGGTGCTTGGTTGGGTGGAGCATTTAAACCATTTGATCCGTCCAATAAAGACAATCTCACACCAAGAGTTGAGCTTGACAGATTTGCAACAAGAAAAGACTTGCTCAGAGGATTAGATGCGGCAAGAGTTTCTAGCAAAGGAGCTGAGTCTGTTCAGTTCTATAAGGGACAAGCATATGATGTTATTCTAGGCTCTGCTAAAGAAGCATTTGCTGTAGAAAAAGAAACCGAAGCTACTAAGGCTCTCTATGGTTCTAGTAAAGCCAAAGATATTGGAGAGCAACTGATATTGGCTAGAAGATTAGCTGAGAATGGAACTAAGTTTATAACGCTGCATTATGGTGGATGGGATATGCATAGCAATATATCTAAAGCAATGCAAGCTAAAGTTCCTCCACTTGACAAGGCTCTTTCAGGCTTCC